TAGATAAACTTAGGAATAGCGCGAGTCGTGGTAATGACCTTGACGACATTGCAGACGCGATTATGTCTAGATGGGCTGAATAACCCCAAACTGTAAGAAGGTAAAATACTATGAGTTTATATTCAACATACGACCAAGTTGGTCAAAAAGAAGATGTGTCAGATTTGATAACCGACATATCGCCTACTGATACGCCATTTTTTTCTCTTATTAAATCTGAGAAAATATCGGCTAGAACATTTGAATGGCTTGAGGACTCGTTGGCTAGTGCGGCTGTCAATGCGGCCATTGAAGGGGCAGATGCCACAATGGCGACACTGTCTCCCGCAACTAGCCGTACCAACACGACCCAGATTCTGACCAAGGCGTTCCAGGTTAGTGCCACCTCAGATTCCATTGCTACATATGGCCGTGCGAAAGAAACTGCGTTAATGGTAGCGTAGTATAAACCGTGTGAATTCAGAGGAAGCCTAAGTCGAAAGATATGGTAACTTTGAGCCAAGCCCCCCTAAAGGGGAAGGTGCAACGACTATCCTGAGAGGGAGTACACCCAAGTGGGTGGAAGCGCATGGCACTTCTATGAAGTGATGACATAGTCTGATCTTATGTGAAAGCATAAGCTGGCTTTAGCCGGTTACAGCCTAACGAACTGTAGCGAACACAAATGACCAAATGTCTAAAGCTCTTAAAGAAATTAAGAGAGACTTAGAACGAGCAATGGTAGGCGTAGCTCAAGCAGCAGTAACAGGTAGTGAATCAGCCGCAAGGAAGATGGCAAGTGCCACCGCACAAATCTCAACTACGCTTCAGGCGGGTACTAACGCAACTGATCCGCTGACAGAAGCAAAACTTCTGACCCTTGGACAGACTTGTTACACAAACGGTTCAGAGCCTGACACTCTGATGATTAAGCCAGCCGATTCCACTCTAATCGCTGGATTTGCCGCATCATCCAACCGACAGCGCGACTTAGCAGATAAGTCTACACTTGTCAACACCATAGATGTGCTCGTGACCGCTTTTGGTAGCTATAAGGTGGTTCTTAATCGCCATCAGCTAACCACACACGCGTTCTTAATCGATCCTTCGATGTTCAAGTCTGCAACACTTCGACCCTTCAGCCGCACTCTCCTTAGTAAATCTGGAGACAGCGATAAGCATTTTGTCGTGGGGGAGTACAGCCTAAAGCATTCAAACTTTGGCGACAGCGGCATGATAACTGGCTTGTCATAAGCCTTTGAACTGAATTAGAGGCGGGGCAGGTGGGAGAGGGTTTCTCTCCTTGCCTCCTCTGTCTGTCCCGCTTCTTTTTCTATTGCTACCAAGGAGAATTTTATGTCATCAAATGACACCCCATTCCATACCGTCGAGACTCAGGATATTGCTATTGACGAGTCTGGGCTAGTTACCCGACGGCACAGCCAATGGATTGATCCAAAGTTTTTGGACAATCTAAAGAGAGAGCGGGAAGACTCAATGAATCACCGCGAAGGTGAGTTTCAAAGAGTCGCTAGTGTACCTGTCGCTGTACATGAGCAGTGGCTGAGAGAGGGCTTTGACATGATGAAAGAAAGCCCAAAAGAAATACTTAAACGCCTACGAGCGCACGATTTGACAGCGTTCATAACCACTAAAAAACAGGTGTAGCACATGAATTTAGGCGCACTAAGAAGTCATTTCAAGAGTTTGTTAAATCGCTCGGACATAACTGACGCATTAGCAAATACTTTCATTGATCAGGGCATCTCAAGAATTCAGAGGAGCCTACGAATCCCAATCATGGAAAAGCAAGCTCAGTACCCAATTTCTGCGTCTACGAGCAAATTAACCGTTCCAAATGATTTTCTTGAGATCATTGATTTTTATTACGACAACATGATGCTGACGCGGATGCCAATGAACCGAATGCAGCGTTTAAAGGACGACGTAAGAACTGGTAGCCCTTTGTATTTTTCCAGGGAGGGCGGCGATTTCCTACTGCACCCCATACCCACCAGCGGTACTGTGTACATAAATTACTATGCTCAATTTCCCACTATGAGTTTAGATTCAGATGAGAACACTCTCGCTAAAATTGGCAGTGATCTAATTATTTATTCAGCACTGACGTATGCGTCTGACTACTACCTCGACGAGAGGGCAGGGCTGTTTGCAGAAAAATACCAAGCTTTTATGTATGAGATCCAACTCCAAGCGGACGAAGCGGAAACAAGCGGGACGATACAGAGTATTCGCCCTGCATATCAATATCATGTGGAGTAAAAAATATGGCTAACACTAGTTTTTATAGTGACACAGGTGTAAGTGTTGCCGTCATTAACGCCATTGAAGGCTCCGTCAATAGCGCAGCAAGCTCTGCCACAGATGCAGCCACCAATGCCGCCTTAGCCGAGGCCGCAAAGAATGCTTCGGTAGCAGCAAAGGACACATCAGTCAACAGCGCATCAACATCAGCAACTAAAGCCGCCGAAGCATCTACAAGTGCTGCGGCTGCGGCAACTAGCCTGTCGAATATTGGATCGTCAGTTACCAGTGCAGCCGCAAGCACAACCACCGCGACAAGTAAAGCGGCAGAAAGTGCATCTAGTGCGGTCACTAGTGAGTCCAGCCGTCAAGCATCAGTCACCGCAAAAACTGCAAGTGAAACTGCGAGTGCCGCAGCCGCGTCGAGCCAGTCTAGTGCGGCATCTAGCGCCTCTATAGCGACCACAAAAGCCGCAGAATCGTCCACGAGCGCGACAGCGAGTGAAGCGTCTCGCGTTGCTTCAGTTGCCGCTCAAGGCTCAAGCGAGTCAGCGCGAGATATTTCGCTCACAAAAGCTGGCGAAGCCTCAACGTCTGCGTCCAACGCCTCTACTAGCGCGTCCAACGCCTCCAATAGCGCGTCTACTGCGGCGACAAAAGCGTCTGAAGCGTCCACTAGTGCAGCGGCAAGCGAGACATCAAAAGTCGCTTCAGTGGCAGCTAAAGACGCTGCACTGGCTGCGCTAGATTCATTCGACGATCGCTACCTTGGACAGAAAAATTCTTCGCCGACTGTTGATAACGACGGCGATGCTCTAGCGAACGGCGCGTTGTATTTCGATACGTCTGGCAACGTGATGAAAGTGTTCGATGGGTCGAACTGGCTTGCCGCATACGCATCTCTTAGCGGGACTCTCGTTGCAACAAGTAACCTGAGTGATCTAGCTTCTACGCCGTCTGCGCGGACGAATCTGGGGCTGGGAACTGCGGCTACTACAGCCGCCAGTGATTACGCTACAGCCGCGCAGGGAACCAAGGCTGATGCCGCATTGGCTCCCGCAAACAACTTGTCTGACGTTGCCGATATTGCAACTGCAAAAGCAAATCTTGGTCTGAGCGTTGTGCTTGGTGCCGCTGATCTAGCTCGCATCGTGAGCCTAGAAGATGAAGTAATACTAGAATTGGGAGTGATATGAAATGAGTTTTGATTTTACAACTTTAGTGACTGCGGTTGATCTTAAAGCCAGATCACTGGCTGCAAGCAGTACAGATCCGAAAGATCTTGTCTTTATAGGAAAGGCTATAGAAGCAATGACACCGAGCAGCACGGTTTCGGGTGTAATCGCGCAAGGCACAACATCAGTTGCCGCTGTTGCGAGTCAGCAAACGACAAGCGTTGCCGCTGTGACAGCAGCCCAGACGACCGCAACAACTGCTCTGAACGCCTTGGCGTACCCGACAGTCACCACGACTGCTGTTAGCAAGACTCTTGCCGCCTCGGAATTCTGCATAGTCACTGCGGCCACGAAAACTCTAACGCTGCCAGCCGGAACGGACGGAGCGACTCAGGTGTACATCGCGGTGGGCGATTTTACCGACACAGTTCTCTCGCCCAATGGCAGTCAGAAAATAATGGGGTTGGCAGAGAACCTGACGATTGATCGCGCAAACACGACTTTACGTTGCTTTTATACCAACGCGGCTCAAGGTTGGCGAATATTTTAAACCGAATTTAATCAGGAGTAACAAATGTCTAATTTAACGCAATTTTTCGGGGCTGTTCCAAGTACCGCGTCTACCGCTACACCTATAGTCGGAACGACGATGCAAGATCTGACTGCTGGCGATGGTGTTCGCCTTGCAGACAACGGCGAGTTCGTAAAAAGCAGCAAAGCAGCGATGGTAAAAGGCCAGTACACAGTTAATTCCAGCACTGACCGGAGCAGTGTGGCTAATGACGGCTTGAATATGCAATCTGATGCAACTCATGGCCAATATGTACCATATAGCAATAATCCACGCGGCATTGTGCTGTCTGACGGCACGTATATCCAACTTTTCTTTCGGTATTATCAGAATGCGAATGCTGCTAATGATTACTGCTTCCGTTCATTCGTGATGAGCAACGACGAAGATCATATGACTTTCAAACATCTTATTACTAGGCCGACTCCTATTACTAATTTTTATTATGATCAAGGCTGTATTTTCAAAGAAATTTACAAAGACGCGGATTTTATCCACGTTGCTGCTGACGTAATTTGGGCTAAAAATAACAATTATCATTACATCCATCAACACATAATTAAAATGAATCGCTCAACAAAAGTGATGACCGTAGTTAAAGCGCCAAACGAGCACCGCGCCCAAAGAGGCTCCCAAAGTATGGGCCATACTGGCGGCGGCGGGAGTGTTGGTATCCTCGCGAACGGCGTACTTGTAAATAGTTGGGACGAAGTCACTGGCGCGAACTATTATAAAGGGCGTTTAACAATTATCAGTACTCTGTATAACACGGCCAATCCGCAAACTCCCAGTATAACCGGCGCATACAATGGCGCTTATCCTGACTGGAATCACAGCCTTACTGATCTGCTTTTGCATGATCACGACACTCGAACTTTTATCAGTTTTGAAGCTCCAGTTTACGCAAACAATAGCAAGCTCGTGAAGAAGCACGTTTTTGCGGCAGACGGATCGGTGACAACGACCACCGTCTCTACTGCGTTCACGCTCTCAAACTTCACAAACGCGCAGACAAATCTATTGTTTCGCGTCGTAAACGTGTCGGCTGGCATTTATGCCGCTATCTTTGCCGAGTCAGCAAATGTTTGGAGCTTTCAAAAATTCAGTTGGGATGGCAACACCACGCTGACGCAAGTGGGCAATAGAATCGATATGACTTTGCCCACTGGTCTGAATATTCAGGATGCGGGAAGTAGTTCGATGTGGTACCACCACCATGCCTACACTGTTGCTGGTAAAGAAAGTGATTTAATCATTCAGCACAGCCATGGGACTACCGCAGCAACAAATGATCGCATGAATGTTTACAGCATTAATTGCCTGACAGGTACTCTAAATTTTGCGCGGACAACGGCTGGATTGGGTGATGTCGGCAAACACTCCGGCGGTTTGATGATCGGTAATACTAGAAGTTTAGCGATTATTGACCATGACGATTACAACGATTTTAACTACCAAAAATACGAGAGTGCATTTTTTAAGGCCAACACGCTTTCTAAAGAAATTGTGGGTGTTGCAATTACAAATGCCGATGCCGGTTCTACAACTGCATCTATTGCGCTGTTCGATGGACTTCAATCGACAACGGCACTGCCAGCAGGGACATACGTGCAGAAAAACGGTCAGTACTATTTGCAAGACATTGAAGGTTCAGTGCTGGGCGAAGTTGAAATTAAATCAACCGGAGCGGTGTCCAACGGCGGCGACAACACCGGATACCTAGCCACACAGCCCAACCAGCTTGGTATAGCTACGTCAATGGGTAGTACTGCTAACTATTGGAATGGCCCAGCGGGTAATACGGCGGGTACAACAGGTTGGGGTACTTATAAAGGTACGGGTGGCACTGTTTGGGCTGATGCTCGGTTCAATTATTATATCTTTCCGCATCGTTATACGGCAGTTTGTCCTGCTAACGTAACCACCGATCTTGTAAGTATTTCGGGGCGCGGTCGTCTGCTTGATCGGTTTGTTTTTGCAAATGGACATAGCAATAGTTATACAGCGGGATGGGAACTCTGGATTGACGGCGTTCGCTGGTATTACCAAAACACTCGCTCGATGACTCAAGGAACTGCTGGATATTATTCGGTAATAAACTTTGAATATATGACTGGAGTTCCATATTTGGATTTTAAAGACTCGATGGTATTTAAATGTGTCTCGCCCACAACTACGAATGTTACAAATTACTGCTTTTTCAGACTCGGTAAGAGAGGATAATTATGATTAATATAACAAACCCAAATCAAGATCCGGTTGCCGGAGATATCATTGTTGAAGATGCTGGTGGTTTTACCATAACGTCGCAGTACAGCGGCCCACCGACCGATGCTGAGATTGCTGCGGAAGTGGCGAGTGCAAGTCGGAACTGGCGAGATACTGAATTAGAAAACACCGACAAGGTCGCACAGACAAGTGACTGGCCGAATCGCGCTAACATCTTGCTGTATAGATCCGCACTTCGATCATGGCCCGAATCTGACAAGTTTCCCACCACGCGCCCTGAGTTAGCAACTGATTAATGGAGCAAACAAAAATGTCACTATCGCCCACGCAAATCCTCTCGGCACTCCCAGCCATCGCTATGTTCTGCGGCCTCATTGTCAGCTACACGACCTTGAGCGTCGAAGCTCAGACGACTAATGACGACCTAACTGAGACTCAAACTCAAGTCGAAAAGAACTCTGAGCGATTGCGCGAACTCGACAAGCAAGTGAGCGTCATGTCTAACGAGATTAGCCAGATTGACGAGAACGTCGATGAGGTGTCCGACGATGTCAAACTTGTGCTTCAACTGATACGCTCGACTAGAGTATCCACACAATGATCGACTTAGAGCGCCTCAGAAACACCCTAAGACGGCATGAGGGTGTTAAGAAAACTCTGTATACGTGCAGTTCTGGCTATCCAACTATCGGCGTTGGTCATAATTTACAGACAAACCCATTGTCCGATCTCGCGATTGACAGGATATTGATGGATGACATAGCAAGTGCCATTTTGGACTGCGGCGGCAGCATCAAAGGATTTTCTAAATACCCCGTGCCGGTTCAAGAAGCTCTTATCAACCTTTGTTTCAACATGGGCATCTCTAAGCTACTGCAATTCAAAAGGACGCTAAAGTATCTTCAAGGTGGATACTGGATTGCTGCCGCTGACGAGTTGCTGGATTCAAATTACGCAATTCAAGTGGGCAACCGAGCAATTGAGGTGTCCAACATGATCCGAGGTTGCGCCGAAGCATAGGAGAAAATCTATGTGGAATCTATTGATCGGTGGTGTTGTTAATTTAGCTACTTCTCACCTAAAAAATAAAGCCGAAGAAAAGGCCGCTGTACATGAGCGGAAGATCACCCAGATTGCTAATGATGCATCCTGGGATGAGCGACAGGCAGATGCAAGTGCTAACTCATTGCGTGATGAGTGGTTTATTGCTCTGCTGTCGATTCCATTGATTGGCGCTTTTATTCCCGACGCTCGGCCATACATAGAAGACGGCTTTATCTGTCTTAAAGCGATGCCCGATATGTACAAAGCGTGGCTGTCTGCCGCAATAGCAGCATCCTTTGGGCTGAAGTCTCTCAGCGCATGGCGCAAATAGTTTTTCCTCTGGCGGCTCTTAACGGAGTCGCTTTTTTCTTTGAAGGTTCTCTTCACATTCCCTCCTAAAAAATCCCCTAGTCCGATCTGTCGGAACACACAGCCATCTTTCGCCCTCAAAAAATTTGCAAAACGCACTTTAAGTCATTATTATCGCGACAACTTAGGAAAAGAAGGATACCGCAGCAGACCTAAAGTCTGTGCTAAAGTGTCTACTTAATAAGGCGCGGTGGCAGAGTGGTCATGCAGCGGACTGCAACTCCGGTTTTTCATGTCGGTGGATTGCAAATTTAGATGCCGCTTAGGTAGCGTCCGAAAAACTCCTTCTTTTTTTAGTTCGTATGGATTCTTTCGTCAATTTTTGGCGCGAGGGTCTTAAATTAGACTATTAAAAGGAAGATAGTTATGTCATTTATAAGCGATCTGTTTGCATACAAAGGTATAGAAAACGCGACAAAGGATTACGCATCACTTCCGATTCTTCGGTTCGTCGAAGACAACCACACGCGCCTTTGGACAGGCGCTGACCATTGCAAAGAATCATTTAATAAAATGAAGAAGTTCGCCAAGTTCGCAGATTTCGGTGAACGCCCTCTCAGAGACTACACATCTCTCCATCTCTACGCTTTTCGAGACTATCTACAATACTCAGATTACAACACCAAGTCAGGTGCTTACGGCCTCTCAGCATCTACCGCTAACAACTACATTAGTTGCTTTGGCAAAGTCTTCAACATTGCAACAAAGATGGACATCATCGACAAAAAGCCGTTTGTGGAGAAGCTGCCGACAAACTCTAGTCGCAAAAGAGTGTTTTCTAAAGAGGAGCAAGTGGCGTGTCTGGAGTTCTTTAAAAAGTCAAAGTGGCCGTGGATGGGGCAATATTTAGAGATTGCACTGACAACTGGAATGCGAAAAGCTGAGATACTCGGAATTAACCAGACAAAGGACAGTCTACCGTCCGACTACAAGACCTTTGGCAAGCTAAGTGTCGGAGGTAATTATGTGGTTTTGAATGCAACAAAAAACAGTGGCGTAAGAGAGGTGCCGTTGCCGCCCCGCGCACAAAAAGCCCTCAAAGCTCTCAATAACAAGCCCCTGGATCATTACAAAACTCACGTTTTTTACGAAGCGTGGCGCGAGTGCCGCCGAGCAGTTTGTAAGATCGACCCTGAGTTTGTTTTCCATGTTAGCCGCCACACTTTTGCATCAACGATGGCTAACAAGCCGGTAAACATGAACCTAGCGGTTCTTTCTGAAATCCTTGGACACCGCAGCGTCCAGACTACAAAGTCATATGTACATGGTGACCGCGATGAAAAAATGGCCGCAATGACGATAGCTTAGAGGCAGTATCGATACTCACTGGCGTACTCGCGAGTAATAAAAACTTAATCTACAGTACGCCAGTCGTAGTTTAATAAATGTTGTGTTTTTTCAAGGTTATTATTATTGCTTTTAAAAAATGGTATATGGTATCTTTTCTATCTGATGTCCAAAAGTATCCTTGGTAGATAGTGAAGTCCACCTTATAGAGATACAGAAATGCCGTTTTACAGTTAGGCAGATAAGGGGATTTTTTTTATGCGTTACGATTCAGATTTACATAGCAAGGAAACAGTACGTGAAGAGTCCATGCGCCAGCGAGGCATCGAGCGTCACTTCCAGCGTACCAAAGAAGCAAGAAAAAGTGGCCTGTTGTTGGCGCAGAATCAGCCGCTGTCAATTATTTCAGCAGCCCACCCAAAAATTTCTAGGTTGATAGAGGCTGACATTGAGATAGCCGAGCAGAAAGTTGGACACAAGAGTCTCGCTTGGCTAAGGGACATCCGTGGAATCTCTTTTGATCTTTTAAGTTACATTGTTTTAAGTTCATGTTACCAAGCGACCACAAAAGGCTGGACGCGCACAGCAGCGGCTTTGCAAATAGGGCGGCTCATAGAAATTGAAAAGGAAGCGCACGACCGCCGCAACTCTTCTGTGCCAAGCAAAGTCAGTAAAGATGGCGAGAAAATGTCTGAAGGCGAGGTTTTCAAAAGTATGGAAGCCGCTGCCATGAAAAAGGCAGGGACTAATTGGCAGCGCAAAGCAAAACTGAAGGCCAAAATTGAGTACTTAGACTTCAGTAAAATTGCAAAATGGGATGTCGTCCGATGCAAAAAAGTGTCTGTACCTCTTCTTAACATTGTTTTAGAGAATTCAAATGTTTTTACCACGGTAGTCCGTAGTAAAAAATCAAAAACTGAAGAACGCATAACTCTGACTGACGATGCACATTTGGCAATTAAAAAGGGTGAGGCATGGGAGGAGTGGCAAGAGCCTATGTTAGCGCCGATGATTGTCCCTCCACGTTGCTGGGAAAACACCACTACAGGCTGCTACTTAGACCAGACTTTAGCAAGTCTAGTGCCTCTTGTGCGGAACGGCAGTGACGAGCAGAATTCGGCATTAGAGCATCTGATTAGATCATCGAAAGAAGCAGGTACTGGAGTGCTTAAAAATCTAGGTGACAGTGAGCAGCAGCTACCTGATTTCCTTACTTCACTTAATTTACTCCAGAAGACACCACTTAAAATTAACGTCTTCGTTTTGAA